CACCATATCATAATTACCAAGTACAGAGTTAGTAAAGTTTGCACTGGTAATGATTTGCATATCATCTACAGATTGTTGTAAGAACTTTCCGACAGATGTTTGTGTCATTGTTGTTTGAGTTGTAAACTCCATAGACTGATTAGAGAACATACGAATATTCTCACCAGCATGAAAGTCAATATTCTTTCCGACATTAAATTTTAGATTCTCATCAACTTGTGCATCCATGTTGCCACGCACATATAAAGATGCGTCACCATCAACGAATACATTTACATTACCACGAACACGAACTTCTTTCTTACCGTGTATAATCTCATAACCATCTCCGACAATCTTTGAAACTCTTGTACCGTCTGGATGAACTTCATAGAAAGTACCAGAACGATGATACTCATGTATACGTTCATGCCCTGGCGTATCATCAAACTCTTGAATGTGTCCGCTCTCTGTTTCCTTTACATGATTGAAAGGATAAGATGCATTGTAGGATGGAACTGGTTCAGTAGTCAAGTCATCAACAGTATCACGTTTGTGTTTGATAACTGGATGTTGGTTTGTTAAATCATTAACCGCAAGTCTGTTTGTATCTGCTTCGTTTACTCTACGAGGATAGAAGTTATTAGGGTCTCTAAAACCTACTAGGTTGTTTGTTGTCGAAACAACAATCTCAACCTCTGCACCTTCTGCTGGTGCTTCATCAAATACAACTCTTCCTGCTTCAATTGTATATGCCATTATGCAAGTCCCTTTTCTGCAGCGAACTCTGCTACAGTTATTGTTCCGTTACGCAATCGTCTGTCTGGTGATTTACCAAATGCAGCTGGATAGAAATGACCAGCGTCACCACTTATTTCATTTACAAGTCCTTGTCCAGAGAATGCTGAACGAGCAATACCTGTATATAAACTGTCTGTCCAATCTGCTCTACCATCTTTAATAATAACTAAGTCAATTGCAGATGCGTAGTTGTGCCATGAACTTCCAGGCGATGCTGCCTTTGGCCCACCCGATTTGTATTTACGATATAATTCTTTTTGTTGTGCAATCGTTCTATATGCATGAGCGATAGACAAATCATAATCTGGATTGGAAGATAAGAAACTCTGTACACCCTTTGCGAATCTATCACGCACCTCTGGTGCAAGTTCATTTATCTTACGAGCAATCCTCTCCCCATAACGCTCACTTGCAAAGTCAGATGCGGAATAAGATGTTCCACCCCCATAGAAATCATCAAGAGGTTGCTCGACATTGTTGGGAGATTCGGGAACTGTGTTGGATGCAGACTGAACGACTCCGTTAATCTTTACAAGAACTGTAGAGTCAGTTGTATCAGTGGGCGTTTCAAAAGAAACAGTTGTACCATTTGCAATCGCAACATTGGAAGAAATACTTGGGGGGTCTAATTGTTGTTCTGGGGAAAAGTCATGTGGGGATTCTCCACTCGGTGCAGCGTTACTACTATTGATGCCAGGCAATGTTCCCCATACCATTGGTTCTTGCATGAAGTCTGGGTCTCTCCAGAATCCAATTACCCATGTACCTTCAATAGGCCCAGTGGGACTTGAACCAACTCCGCCAGATGATGCTGAGTTAGCAGGTTGGACACAGTATGCCCATGGTAAATCAATTGTAGGAAGTTTAGTTTTATCTTCAGTATGGTATCCGTATACTCGACAACGAACACGCCCTAATGCTTTAGGGTCGTTCCTGTCCTCTACGACACCGAACCACCAGACGAAACCATCACGCCCTGCGAAAAATGTATTCTGCATATAAAAATCCCTTGTGCATCTATTTATAAGACGAACAAGGGATTGTTAAAGCATGGTGCCCCCAGCGAGACTCGAACTCGCACGAACTATGTTCTCAAGATTTTAAGTCTTGTGTGTCTACCTATTCCACCACAGGGGCATTCATGCTGTCTAGTAGGGAATAGTGTCTACGATGTTAACAGGGTCTTCTTTGGTAATTGCAGTCATCTTTTTAAGAATACCCATGACTGCATCTTCATTTAGAAACCCTTTGATGTTATCACCTTCTTCAGTGATGCCTGGCAGTGAGACCATCTTGTCACCTTTGAACACACCAATCTCATAGAGTGTTCCATCATTCTTACCACCGTAAGACATCTCATTACAAATGATAGATAACTCATACTCACCAAAGGGTATAAGTGCTTGTATTCCTTTAGGAATATCTGTATCCACAAATTTTATATCTTCAAACTTCTTTATCATAATTGATAAACTCCTCAATCACTGGTAGTTCACGCTCTGAATTCATCCATTTCGTAAACTCGTTATACATTCTTTTATAGGTTACATTCTCTTTACTCTTATCTCGTATAAGGTCGTAGTTCGCTGACCCTGCTTTCCATACCCGATGGTCGTCACTATAGTTATAGTACCAATCATGGTATCGAAGTTGTTTAAAGTACTCTCTGATGTTTTCGCTGCTGACCTGACCTGCTTCACTCATTCTAGACTCCTTTGACTTTAGACCGCATCGCAGCCATCTTTCGATAGTTCTCTAACCACTTCCCTGGCGACTGAATAGTCTGGGAGACACTCATCTTAATCTTGCGAGAACGAAACTGACGTTTCAATTCTTTGGCAACATCCGTTCCGAGAAACCGTGAGATTAACTTCACGAGGGTTTGACGGAATCCAACGTCATGGTGCATATGTCCAGCGGTGTGTGCTAGTTCGTGAAGAACCACCCACTTGTTCATACCGCATGAGGGTTGAAGTGCAACTCCCCGATAACTCGCTTGACCCGCAACACGCACATTGTACTTCACTTGTTTCATAATACGCAGAGGTGGATTCGATTGACCTCGACCTTCAGATGCAAGTGTCTGGTAAGTCTTTGATTTGACTATCCTTTTGTAATACTTAGTGATTTCTTTTTCAGACATCATCTCACGACAGTCTGGAAACTTACGCTCTGTAGCAAACTCACTTTGATATACCTTGTTACGTCCACTATCGACAGAAGAATTCTGTAGACGATTACGTTTAATCTGTCGTGTCTTTTTCGTATAGTACTCTGCATACTTATTTGCAAGTTCGTGCCTCATACTCTTTGATGCAAGTTGGTATGCATCCGTACCACTCATATAATCACCCATTGTGTTCTCTCCATTTCACATTTACATTTAAACCTTTAAGTCGTAACACCTCTGCCACCAACTCAAATTGTGTAACCATCCAATACTCTATCTCTCCGTCTGGATAATCTATCTTATATAATTGTTTCAAAATGTATTCCTTTCTCAATCTCTATATACATGCTATCATAACAAGTAAGTAATGTCAAGGCAATTCGCTATAAAATTTCGATTTAATATACTAGGGTAGTGCAAGCAAACATCTCTCAGTTTTAGCTACCCCCCTAAATTGGCACGCCCGACAGGACTCGAACCTATTACCTTCTGTTTCGTAGACAGACGCTCTATCCAGATGAGCTACGGGCGTTCATTGTTCCATAGTAACAGTAGTACTATAGGAATTGCATATACGAATGCAAAGAATAAGATTAACTCTAGAAGAACCATTGTTTAATTCCATACATGTCTACGAATAGAAACATGACATTGTTAGTGAACATAGGATAGTCCCTCTCTTTAAACCAGAAGTGGAATGCAAGTATTGTATGCCCATAAAGAAAAATGACGAACCCTATACGAGACTCGTCAATATTACTTGATAGAAGAAGAGCTGCAAATAAAAAACTTATTGTTGCAATCCACTTGTAAATCATTTAGTCTCCTTCAAATATCTTTCTGTATCTTTATTGCATTTATAGATTAGGTTTGGCTTTCCAGTTTTAGCTACCCCCTCTCAGTATCTCTCTATTATACCATAGAGTTACCCCGATGTCAAGGCATTAAAACATTTCTTTTTCTCCGTTCGGCCCACGCATCTCTAAGATAACATAGGGTACTTGTGTATTCATCGTAACCTTCCCTGCCCAATCACAAGCGTCATCCCAATCTACAAAGTTCATTGTCTCTGTAATCGTTAGACCCTCTGCGATTCCGTCAAGGTGATACTTATCGAATGTCACTGTATACCTCATGCCAAGGTAATCCCTTTTAAGTATCTCTAATTGGTCTATTGCATTTAAGTTACACATTGTACTATCTAATATCATGCACACGCCCTCACTAGTCTAATTAAATCCTTGTCTTGATAGTCACCCTTAGAACACCAGTTCCTCATTGCTGAGCATTCAGTAGCGTTGTTCAAACACTCTAAGTTCATAGGGCAAGTATCACAAGGACACTCACGTTTATTCTCTGGGCCTGGAATGAATGTAGTCTCTGTATCATTCTCTCCCTTACCAATTCCTCTGTAGGCTTCCATGTCTGCCCAAATCACTGTACTCATAATATATCCTCTCTAATTAGTTCTATTCATTCTCATACTCTACATAGCTATAATACCATCTTGTCAAGAGAAAGTCAAGGCATTAAGCCAAATAAATGCCAAAAAAGATTACACATGCGACAAACAGTACCAGAGGGTAGGCTGCCGCCAATAGTAATAGTTTAAGCAATAACTTCATATGGTTTATTCCACTTCCCAAGGTTAATGTCCATATAGTATGCAGTGTCAAAGTAGTCCGTCATAGCATCACTGTTGTCATACCACTTCGTACCCTTCATGGCGGCTAGAAGTTCTGTTAGGAACGCCATAGCGACACCCTCATACCAGCTGTCTATATGATAGGTGTTTACCTGTGTATAACCGTCACCGT